GCCCATCAAAGCGCGGAGCATTGCCGCATGCTGACCGACGACCCAACCGACCTTGCCGGACTGGCGCGCGCTGAGCGCGCGGCTGGAGACAAGGCGGCCCGCGACGCCAACCAAGAGCGCGATGACCTGGCGTGGCTGATGAGCGGCCCGCGTGGGCGGCGGATCGTCTGGCGGCAGATCGACCGGGCTGGTGTGCTCACTGGCAGCAGCTTCAGCCCGGACGCGATGACCATGGCCTTCGCGGAGGGCGTCCGGAACCCGGCGATGCGACTGCTGGGCCTGGTGCTGCCGATGGATGAGTTCGCGGTGATGGTGCGTGAGAACACGCCGAAGCCCGCGACCAACGAGGAACGCGAAGATGAGTGACGCAGCGGCCACGGCTGCACCGACCGAACCGGCTGCCGCGCCTGCGGCTGCCTCGCCCGCAACGTCCCAGGCGCCCGCGGCGTCGTGGGTGGATGCGCCTACTGACACCACGCCGGCCAGCGCCGCAGCCCCCGCATCCGATGCCGCAGCGAAGCCCGCCGGCACGGATGCGGCCGCAGGCGAAGCGAAGGCCGAGGAAGCGAAACCGGAGCGGGCCGCCCCGGAGTCCTACGAGTTCAAGGCGCCCGAGGGCGTCGAGCTGAACCCGGCTCTGCTGGGTGAGTTCGAGGGCTTGGCCCGCGAGCTGAACATGCCGCAGGACGAGGCCCAGGCCATCGTTGAGCGCATGACGCCCAAGATCCAGGCGCGCATGCAGGCGCAGCAGATCGAGATCATGGCGCAGGCCCGGGCCGACTGGCTGCAGCAGATCGAGGCTGATGCCGAGATCGGCGGTGCCGCAAAGCAGGCGGCCCAGGCCAGTGCGGCGAAGGCGCTGCACCAGTTCGGCACCCCCGAGCTGCGTGCGCTGCTCAAGGACTCCGGCTTGGAGGTGCATCGCGAGGTCGTCCGCTTCTTCTCTCGTGTCGGCAAGGCCATCAGCGAGGACTCCTTCGTCTCTGGCCGCCCGCCTACCAAATCCACCGCTCAAGCCCTCTACGGGGCGAGCAACATGAACCCCTGAACGGAGCCCAACCATGGCAACGATCTCCTCCGCAACCATGCCCACCCTGGCCGACCTGGCCAAGCGCATGGACCCCGACGGCAACATCGCCAAGGTCATCGAGATGCTGGCCCAGCGCAACCAGATCCTGGATCTGATGCCGTGGGCTGAGTGCAACGACGGCACCGGTCACAAGACCACCGTGCGCACCGGCCTGCCGACGGCGACATGGCGCCAGCTGAACTACGGCGTGCCATCCAGCAAGTCGGCCACCGTGCAGGTGCGTGACGCGACCGGCATGCTGGAGACCTACGCCAAGATCGACAAGGCGCTGGCTGATCTCAACAACAACTCTGCTTCCTGGCGCATGAGCGAGGAAACGCCGTTCCGTGAGTCGATGAATCAGAACGTCGCATCGACGCTGTTCTACGGAGACACCCGCGCGAACCCGGAGCGGTTCATGGGGCTGGCGCCGCGCTTCAGCGACTCCACCGCCGAGAACGGCCGCAACATCATCAAGGGTGGCGGCAGCGGCTCGGACAATACGTCCATCTGGCTGGTGGTGTGGGGCGACAACACCATCCACGGCCTGTATCCCAAGGGCAGTCCCGCCGGTCTGCAGATGCGTGATCTGGGAGAGGACACCGCCAGTGATGGAAACGGCGGCGAGTTCCAGATCCTGCGCACGCACTACAAGTGGGACTGCGGCGTGAGTGTGCGCGACTGGCGCTACATCGTCCGCATCCCCAACATCGACGTGTCGGATCTGACCAAGAACGCATCGTCCGGCGCCGATCTGCTGGACCTGATGGCCCAGGCACTGGAAGTGGTCGAGGACCTGAACATGGGAACGCCCGCGTTCTACGGAAACCGCACCATCGCCAGCTACCTGCGCCGGCAGATCGTCAACAAGGTGGCCTCGTCCACGTTGTCGATGGGCGAAGTACTGGGCCGCAAGGTCATGATGATGGGCGAAGTGCCCTTCTACAAGACCGACGCCATCCTCAACACCGAGGCGACCGTCGCCTGATCGAAGGAGCACACCATGTACATCGACAAGAATCTGCGCTTCTCCTCGTCCCAAGCCCTGGCAGGCGCCAGCGGGACCGCATCGACCGACCTGCTCGACTTGGGCGCTGATCGTGACCTGACCGCCCTGGGTCGCCCGCTCTATGTGGTCGTGGTGGTGGAGGCCAGCGGCGGCACGTCGCCGACCTTGCAGGTGATCCTGCAGACCGACGACAACAGCTCGTTCAGCTCGGCAACCGCGATCTACACCGGCCCGGCGCTGTCGCAGGCGACCAGCCGCGCGCAGATCATCCCGATGCCGCACGAGAACGAGCGGTATCTGCGCCTGACCTACACCCAGGGCGGCACCAGCCCGACCGCCACGGTGTCGGCGTTCATCACTGACAGCCCGCAGGCGTGGCAGGCGACGGCTGACGGGATCTGACCGTGGCTGGCCCCGTTGAGGTGATCGCGCTGCGCCGGGGCTACTACGGCTCCTTGCGCGAGGCCGGAGAGACGTTCTTTGTGGCGTCAGCGGCTCACGTCGGCAGTTGGATGACTCTGGTTGTCCGGCCGGCTGAGTCTGCTTCCCAGGCCGCCAAGCCGGCACAGCCGCCGCGCAGGACCGCGCGCTGAAGCGCTGGTGATCTGACCAACAAAGGGGGCCGCGCGCCCCCTTATTTCATGGAGCGCCCATGAGCACCCCAGTCGATATCTGCAACCTCGCGCTGGCCCGGCTTGGTGACGAGGCCAACGTCCAGAGCATCAGCCCGCCGGATGGATCAACCCAGGCGGCGCTGTGCGCGCAGTTCTACCCCATTGCCCGCGACACGGCGCTGACCATGCGGGCGTGGACGTTTGCCACGGTGCGGGCGCCGCTGGCGCTGCTGGTGGGTGATGCCTATCACTCGCCGTGGTCCTACGCCTACGCCCTCCCGAATCAGTGCCTGGGCGTGCTGAAGGTGCTGGCCGCTGATGCGGCACACGATGTGGCGGTGAGTGGCGCGGCCATGCCGCAACCGTTCCGGGTCGAGGCGCTGGCGGATGGGCAGGTCGCTGTGCTGACCAACACGCCGGATGCCGTGGCGGTCTACTCAGCGCGGGTGGAGGACGCTGGCAAGTTCACCCCGCTGTTCGTTGATGCGCTGTCCTGGCTGTTGGCGTCGTACCTGGCTGGGGCGATCATCAAGGGCGATGCCGGGCGGGCCGCGTCACGATCCACCACCGAGGCGTTTCAGCAGGTGATCGGCACGGCTTCGATGCGAGACGCGGCGCAGCAGTACGTGCCGGCCAGCGTGTCGGCCTCCTGGATCTCGGCGAGGGGCTGACGATGGCGCAGGTTCGCACGCTGTCAAAGGCGTTCAACTCCGGCGAGATCACGCCGGAGTTGTGGGGGCAGATCGACAAGACCCCAGCGCAGACCGGCCTGGCCAGGTGCCGGAACTTCCTCGTTCTGCCTCACGGCCCGGTGGCGAATCGGCCCGGCACCGGGTTCGTGCGCGCGGTCAAGACGCCAGCGCGCAGGGCCCGCCTGATCCCGTTCGTCTTTTCGCGCGATCAGGCCTTCGCGCTGGAGTTCGGGCACGAGTCGCTGCGTTTCCACGCGCTTGGATCGACGCTGATGTCCGGAGCGGTACCTTACGAGCTGGTCACCCCGTACCACGAGGCCGACCTGTTCGGCTTGCGCTACGTACAGAGCAACGACGTGGTGACGATCACCCATCCCAACTATGCGCCGCGCGAGCTGCGCCGCCTGGGGGCGACATCGTGGACGCTGACGGCCATCGGCTTCGGGCCGACGCTCTCAGCCCCAGCGTCTCCTGCCGTTGTTGCGTCCGGGTCTGGGTCTACGACCTACTCCTACGTGGTCACAGCGGTGGCTGGCTCGACCCTGGATGAAAGCCTTCCGACGACTGCCGTCACCTGCACCAACGACCTGCTGACCAGCGGAAACTTCAACACCATCAGCTGGACCGCGGTATCCGGGGCGACTCGGTACCGGGTCTACAAGGCATCGAACGGCCTGTTTGGTGGGCTGCATGGCTACATCGGAGAGACCAAGGGGACCACGTTCCGAGACGAGAACATCGCGGCGGACCTGAGCTACACCCCACCGGAAGGAAACGCCCCGTTCGGTTCTGTGGGTAACTACCCGACCGCGTGCAGCTACTTCGAGCAGCGGCGCGTCTTCGGCGGAACGCTGGCGGCCCCGGCCAATGTGTGGATGACCAAGAGCGGCACCGAGTCGAACCTGAACTACTCGATACCGACGCGTGACGATGACGCCATCTCGATGCGCATGGCGGCTCGGGAGTCGAACGCGATCCAGCACATCGTCCCGCTGGGTGACCTGCTGGCTCTGTCGGGCGCGGCAGAGTGGCGCATCGGCAGCAACGAGGGGGCGGCGCTGTCGCCGTCGAACCTGCGCGTTCGGGCTCAGTCCTACGTCGGCGCTGGCCAGGCCACTCCAGTCGTGATCGGCAATGCCGTGGTGTTCCCGGCGGGGCGCGGCGGCCACATTCGGGAGTTGGGCTACAACAGCGACGCGGGCGGCTACGTCACGGGCGACCTGTCGCTCAAGGCCCCGCACCTGTTCGACAACTTCGACATCGTGGACATGGCCTATCAGCGCTGCCCGATGCCCGTGGTGTGGGCAGTGAGCACCACGGGCCTGCTGCTGGGGATGACCTACGTCCCTGAACAGCAGGTCGGCGCCTGGCACTGGCACGACACCGGCGCGGCCGGAGCCTTCGAGTCGGTATGCGTAATCCCTGAAGGCGACGAGGACGCGCTCTACGCCGTCGTGCGGCGCACCATCAACGGCGCGGAAGTGCGCTACGTCGAGCGCATGGCGTCGCGCACCTTCATCGACCTGGCCGATGCGTTCTTCGTGGATGCCGGAGGCACCTACTCCGGTGCAGCAACCACGACCATCACCGGCCTGACGTGGCTGGAAGGCCAGACCGTTGCAGTGTTGGCGGATGGAGCGGAGCACCCGCGGTGCGTGGTTGCAGGCGGCGCGATCACGCTGGACTGGCCGGCGAGCAAGGTGCACGTCGGGATCCCCATCGAGGCCGACATGATGACGCTGCCCGTCGCGGTGGAGGCGCAGGCCTACGGCCAGGGCCGGGTGAAGAACGTGAACCGGGTGTGGATGCGCGTGCACCGGTCCGGCGGGATCATGGCGGGGCCGGAGTTCGACCGTATGACCGAGCTGAAGTGGCGCCAGGCCGAGCCCTACGGTTCGCCGCCTCGTCTTGCATCCGACGAGGTGAGCCTTGCCATCGCCGCAGGCTGGCAGTCTGGCGGGCACGTCTGCGTCAGGCAGGCCAAGCCGCTGCCGCTGACCATCGTCAGCATGAGCATGGAAGTCGAGATCGGCGGGTGAGCCGCGCCGTCCTGCTGCCACCATCGCCTGCCTCTGTTGAGTGGGTGGCGACTCGCCTGCGCCGGGCGGACGTGGATGAGATGGCGCTGATCCACGGCATCGACGCGGATGACCTGGGCGTTCGCCTATCGCTGCTGCGGGCGTCCGTGGCGGCCAGCCGGGCGGGCGAGTGCTGGGCGGCTCACGACGCAGTGAGTGGTGAGCCGGTGGCCGTGTTCGGCGTTGCGCCAACCAGCTGGATCGACAACGAGGCCGCGCCGTGGCTTCTGGGCACCGAGGCGCTGCCGCGCTACGGTCGAGACCTGGTGGCGATGGGCCGAGATGCGGTTTCGGACTGGTCGCAGCGCTGGCGCTTGGTCAACCGGGTGGACGCCCGAAACGCCGTGTCGGTGCGCTGGCTGCGCCGCGTCGGGTTCGAGGTGGAATCGGGAGACGGCATGGTCCCATTTCGGTTCAGAGCGACTCAAACTCACGGGTGAGTGAGTCAATCTTCTCGGTCATCAAGCTGACAATGAGAGAGTGGACAGCGTTCATTCCGTCTTCGTCCAGCGCAGTGCCGAGCATGACTGCAGCGCCACGTCCAACCGCACTCACGATGATCGAAACATCGATCGGCGTGCCGTCGCTGTTGTTTCCGCTGATCCGAGAGAGGTCGTTTGACAGGCTGTCAATCAGCGCCTTCACTTGGCTCGCGCGGGCAAATGTCTGGATGTTCATTGCGTTCCCTTTCGCCCCTGGTGTGGTGCTGCTCCGGTCCGCCAGGGTTGCGGATGTTCGGGGATCAACCTAGGAGCAGCGGCGTCATTGTAGCATCGATCGGTGCGCGTGTGTAGGTCATCGGCGCCCACCATGCGCGCATGTGCACAGCCAATGCAGCGCTCGGCGCTCAGGCCTTCGGTGGGGCGGCCCAGACCGTTGGCTCGTACTATGCCGCTAGCGCCCAGCGTGCCCAGCTCAGGGCCCAGTCGGACATTGCTGACATCCAGGCGCGCGGCGCCATGGCCGCCGGTGAGCGGGAAGAGCAGCGCCTGCGGCTATCGACGGCGGGGCTGAAGGGCAAGCAGCGCGCGGCCATGGGCGCCAACGGGGTGGACATGACGAGCGGCAGCGCGCAGCAGGTCCTGAACACCACCGACGTGATGGGCGAGGCCGACGCCAACACCATCCGCTCCAACGCCATCGGGTCAGCCTGGGGATACCGCACGCAAGCGGCCATGGCTCGCGTCCAGGCTGACGGCATCAGCCCGGGCCTGACGGCGCTGTCAACCGGCCTGGGGGCAGCTACGCAGGTCGCCGGCAGTTGGTACCAGATGAAGAAGGCTGGTCTGCTGACGCAACAGACGGATCAGACGGCCTGGATGTTCAACAGCAACCGCGGGATGGGTGATTGATGCCAGTCGTCCCGACCTACGACAACCTGCGCACCAGCGTCGCGCCGATGCCGGGTCCGCAGGTGGGCCAGATGGATGGGCCAGCGCGGCAGGCGGCTCAGTTCGGCGAGGCTGTCGGCCGCTCCGGCGGAGCGCTGCAGTCGATCATGCTGGACGAGCAGCAGCGGGCCGACCAGACCCGCATTGCCGACGCCATGAACCAGGCGGTGGCGGCTCGCCTGCGCCTCACGCATGACCAGAACGACGGCTACACCAGGTTGGTCGGGCGCAGCGCACTGGAGCGGCCGGACGGCAAGGGGCTTGAAGAGGAGTACGCCGGGCGGTTGAAGGGTGACATCGACGCCATCGACGCCGGGCTTGGCAACGACCAGCAGCGGCGCGTGTTCCGCCAGCAGGCGGGCCAGATGCTGGTGCAGTTCGGCGCCGACGTGGCGCAGTACCGCAACCGGCAGCACACCGCGTACCAGATCAGCACCGCCGAGGGGACCATCGCCACGGCGCGCGACATGGCCAGCCTCGAATCCGGCAATCCTGAGGCGGTGGCGCAGGCTCAAGGAGCGATCAAGGCCGCGGTCTACGAGCTGGGCCGGCTGCACGGATGGAGCGCGCAGGAGACGCTGGCGAAAACGGTTGAGCAGCTGAGCCCGATGCATGCGTCGGTGGTGGCGTCATCCGTGGATGGCGGCCGGCTCGACTACGCCAGGCGGTACATGGATCAGGTCAGGGCTGAGTTGACGCCACAGGCGCGGCAGCAGCTGGGCAAGGTGCTGGATGCCGGCGACTTCGAGGCACGCACACAGGGCCTGGCTGATGGCCTGTGGTCACGGTTCAAGGGGGACGTGGGCGCGGCCATGACCGAGGCCCGGAAGTCTCTGGGTGGCAAGGATGAGGACGCCGTTGTCCAGCGCCTGAAGACGTTCGATGCTGAACGGGTGGCGCTGCGCGAGCGCGGCCAGAAGGATGCAGCCGACGCCGCGTGGCGCGCCTACGCTTCGGGCGGCATCGGGCGTGTGCCTGCGTCCGTCATGGCGGCGATGGACGGGCGCGACCTGGAGGCCCTACGCCGGGCAGCCAAGGCCGACGCCGAGGCGGCCCAGCAGCAGCGCGAGGTGAAGACCGACCCAAACATCTACTACGCGCTGACCATCGGGCAGGCCCAGGAGCCGGGGGCCTTCGCAAAGGAAGACCTGCGTCGCTACTTCGACCGTCTGAGTCCGGCCGACCGCAAGCACTTCATGGACCTGCAGGCGAAGACATCGAAGGGTGATGGAGAGGCAAAGGACATCGCCACAGCCACCCAGCAGAAGGATGCGATGGTCAAGTCGTTGGAGCTGAATGGCGAGAAGGCCGGCTTGTTCATGCAGGCGGCGGACGCGGAGATGTTCGCGGCGCAGCAGCGCAAGGGATCTCCGCTCAACCAGCCTGAGCGACAGCAGGTGCTCGACAGGATGGCTCTGCAGGGCCAGACGCCCGGCGCAATGTGGGGAACGAACAGCGCTCGCCTGTTCGAGGCCCGCGCCAAAGGCAAGGACTGGAAGCCTGAATGGTCAGATGACCAGATGGCAAAGGCGATGGCGGCCCTCAAGCGCAAGGGCATCGCCTCGCCGACTCCGCAGCAGATCGACGCCACGCTAAAAGCGGCCTACGGCCTCACCCAATGATGCTCTCTGACAGCCAGTTTGACGCAGCGGCGCAAGCCGTTGTGCAGCCAGACACCGACCCCATCGACCGCGCAGCGCAGCAGGTCGCGGGGGATCGAAAGACGCAGCTGCGGGCGAGCCTATACAGCTCGCTGATGTCGAACCCAGACATGGCCGCCCGCGCGCAGCGTCTGGGGAGAAAGACGGGCCTGCCGGGTGATGTGGTGGAGCGCAACCTGCCCGAGGTGGAGCGAAGCGCGGCGCTGACCGACATAGACCGCGCGCTCGAGGGGTCGCCCCTGCTGGCTCAGTGGATGGCCGACCCGAAGAACGCCCGCGTTTCGCACGACGACGTGCCCCAGATGGGGGCCATCGAAGCCGCGGTGAAGTGGCTGGTGAGCGCCCCCGATGCTCCGTCCACGCTGGGTGGATCTCTTCGGTCCGCCTACCACGGCGCATCAGCAGGGTCGGCCGGGGCGTTTCAGGCGGTCTCTGGCACGGTGGCTCCGCTGCTGGACTTTCTGGAGCCGGTGCAGGGCATCGGCGGCAACCCGCTGCGCCGGCTGCAAGAGGGCTTCGGCCTGATCGCGCAGGACGCGCTGGCGTCGCAGAAGGCGGCGCGCGGCAAGTCGGCCACCTGGCTCGGGGCGGCGGTGGACAGCGGCGTCGAGTCGCTGGCGCAGAACGCCGGGTTCCTGCCGCTGGCGCTGCTGCCGGGCGGGCAGGCCGCTGCGCTGACGGGCATGTCGGCCATGGCCGGCGGGCAGACCTACACGCAGGACATCCAGAAGGGGCAGGGTCACTGGACGGCGGCCATGCACGGCGCCAGTGATGCGCTGATCGAAGGGTGGACGGAGCGTTTCGCGCTGGGCCGCCTGATCGGCGAGGTCAAGGCCGGCGCGCCACTGTTCCAGACGCTGCTGAAGAACGCAGCGCTGGAGGTGCCCGGCGAGCAGGCAGCGACTGCGCTACAGGACCTGAACGACTGGGCGGTGAACAACAACGGGCGCACCTTCGGCGACTACCTGAAGGAGCGCCCCGAAGCCGCGGCGCAGACCCTGATCGCCACGCTGGTCGGGGTAGGCGGAAACGTCGCCATCATGAAGGGCGTGCAGGGGGTGGCTGACCGCGCTGCCGGCACCGAGCGCCGGGCGCAGCTGGCCGAACAACACGGCCAGGCCCTGGCGGACGTGTCCAAGCTGATCGAGGCCAGCAAGCTGCGCCAGCGCGACCCCGAGGCCTTCGCTACCTTTGCCCAGTCGCTGACCGAGGAAGGGGTGTCGAGCCTCTACGTGGACGCCCGCGCGCTGCAGCAATCCGGCGTCGATCTGCAGGCGCTGGCCCAGGCCATGCCCAGCGTGGCGCAGCAGATCGAACAGGCGGCGGCTACGGGCGGCGATGTGGTCATCCCCACCGCGGAGTTCCTGACGCAGGCGCCTGGGCAGGAGTGGTCGGCCGCGCTGATCGACCACGCCCGCACCGGGGCCGACGCGATGAGCCCGGCCGGCGCGCGGGAGTACATGCAAGCTCACGGCGAGCAGCTGCAGGAGGAGATTGCCCGCACCATCGAGCAGCACGCCACCGATACCGAATGGCAGGCCGGGCGCGACGCTGTGCGCGCTGACTTCCAGCGCCAGCTCGACGAGGTGGG